ACTAGATTTAGATGTACCAGCTAACATATCTCTAATTGATCTTAGAAAGTTCATAGACTCTCTAGCACCATCTACACCACCATTTAATATATTATCTTCAATGTGTTCCATGTGAGTGTTCTTGGCTTCACCTAAAAATGTACTAAACTTCTTCATAATTTAATCCTCTATAGTTTATGTACTATTTATACGTTGGGTTAATATATCGTTCGGCTTCACGGACAGTTTCATCATATGTCTTTCGTGTCAAAAAAGCACATCTTTTCCACACACCACTTCTGTTATCTAATATATCTGCATGAAACATAGGTGGTTTAGCTGGAACAATTTCAGAACCCAATTGTTTGGATAATTGATAAGTTGCTGAGAATATTTTATATTTTTTCATCATAATTCCTATAAAAAGGGGAATAGAATTGCCTCTATTCCCCATAACCCGACAATGTAAATGTGTGAGAGAGAGGTGTCGGGTTTACCTAACTCTATTTTAAATAAAGTGGACCAGTCCAACGTATGGCGTAATTACCATCTAGAACATTCCCTCGAGCGGCGTTAGTTGCAGGTTTATTCCATCCTGCGGCCATTAATAAATCGCCAGCACGAAATTTGCCACCATCATTTTTCACAACGAAAGCCCAAACAGAGCCACCATTATTACTCAATATCTTTATATATTTACTACCAGATTTCACACGGAAACCATTATTATACTCAGCAATCATTCGGTGATTAATATCTGTTAAATCTTTATTACCACCGTGAGATGTCCAATTAAGATAATCTGCTTTAGCAGTATCTAAAAGGTTATCAATACCATCTAAAATGGTTTTTGCTGATTTTGAAACTATTGAATTGTTAGCTATCATAATTTTTTCTCTCTCTATAATTAAAACGAATCACTTATACTATTATAGTAGCATATTTACAGGAAATGTCAACCCTTATTTTGTTTCATTTTGATATAAAGTTACAGCGGCACCACCAACTGCACCAGCTTTACAATCATCAAGAAAAACTGCACCAGCTAAACAACCAACAACAGAATTGCCAATTAATTTTTCACCATCTGAAGTAAGATACGTAGTCTTACACCCAACTAATAGCACACTTGCTACAATTAAAAATAGAAATTTATTCATATTACTTCCTTATTAATTTACCGATTAATTCCCAATCGTAAGTTTTAGATAATTTATTCGCTAAAAGAGAAGCCATTCCAGATTCGATAAGTTTCTTTTTCTTTTTGCGATCCACTTCAAAAGACATTTCAAATCCAGTTACTTCTTCAAGATAAGCTACTGCATCTTCAATATCTTCAAATTCTTTTATTTCTTTATTACTATTTAGATAAGGTTTAGCCAAGTATGTCATTTGAGGCCTTTTTACAAATTTCTTTTATCTTATAAGTTTGATATAAGATAGCAGAAGTTGAACCAACTGATATAACTAAACAAGCTAAAACCATTAAAAATAATATGTCCATTTATGAACCTCCTTCTGGATAATTGTCCCAACGATCATTGATTAAAAAATTAATCATATCATCAAGAGCAGATGAATAGGATCCCCCATATGGGGATTTTTCTAAAGCAGTTTGAAATTCGTCAACAGACATAGAAGTAACTTCTTCCATAATCTGTTCTTTAATTGCATCATTTCCTTGGTGACTCATTGATATACCTCATCATCAATTTCTGATAAAACATCTAACATATCTACATTTTCTATCTTGCATATCTTAGAAATTTTATCTTCGATTTTGTCTAAGTCACCGATATCGTTACCAGCTAGAACCGCTTGATATTTGAGCCATAAATCTTTTACTGCAATTTTTCCACAATCTGTCATGTTAACCTCTCTCTAAGTTATCATAAAATTTGTTTTTTTGATTATTATGAACTGTTTTATCTTGAAGATAAGCATCTAACATACTAGTTATATGATGGGCAGTTTCTTCGTGTTTATCAACTAACATTTCAGCTAGAGTTTCAAGTTGTTTACCAGACATACCTATTAGAATGTCTTTCACGTTTTTATAATCAAAAATGTCTTTCATATTATATTCTCTCACTTTCTATAGACAGTATAGCAGGTGATTCGTTTTTTGTCAACCATTTTTTTAAGCTACTTGTAATGTTTTTCTACCAGCAGTAGCATAATCCATATTAATCTTAGTCTTAATAACATGACAACACTTGCATAAAGTTTGAATATTTTCTTTCACATTATTAGATGGATTACCATCTTTATGATCAGCATCTAATTGCCATTCTGAATCAATGATTGTAGTAGTACACTTAAAACCTAATCTACCATCAATATTTTCACAAAAAGTTTTTCTAAACTGTTTATAAATCCAACCACCAATACCGTAATTTTTAAAATGATGTTTACCACATACCCAACCATTCTCAACACCAAATTCTTCTCTTACCCATGATGCTTTCCGATATCTACCATGTCCGACATTGTGTGCTAACTTACCACAACCGGGAACTTCACATACTGGCCTATTCATTTATTTTCTCTCTCTCTCTGTTGTTAACGAATCACTTACACTTATATAATATCAAAACTGTAAATCTTGTCAACCATTATATTCCTAATGGACCAAGTTTTCGAAAACTCTTTACTGCACCTTCTACTATTGATGGATAACCCGATAAATGGGTACCAGCTTCTAATGAAGATTTAGACAAAAATGATTTATGTCTATGTTCTATGTTATCCCAATCATCTAAGATTATCTTAGCTACTGTATCAAAACAACCATCACTAGTGAATGGATCATCATCTATATAATAAGCATAAGCCATCATTAAATATAAAGGGACCGCCATATTTTTGTTTTTTGCTATTTTTGATAAAACTAAACTATCTTTCAAGATCGAACTCCGTTAATAATCTTTCTTGCATTTCAAAGGCTTCTTTTTCAAACCATCTATCTAAGTAATCAACATCACAATGATCTAGAGCAAATATATCATTGCCCTTTACATATTGTGCTATGTGTGTGAACTCATGGAAAATTGTTGTTAGTAAATCATCTTTGTCTTGACTCTTACGAACTTCCATGATAAAATGTCTTTTGTAATCACCATCAATAACATTACCATCAACATCAAGTTTCTTCTTGAGGTTGATTTCTATATCTAAGTTCTTGTGTCTAGGAAGTAATTTACTTTTTGCGAACCAAAGAGCCTCAGTAATTAAAGTCTCTTCTGTCTTATTTGCATTATTAATCTCAATGAACATAAGATTAATATAGCAGATTGGCCTAGGTTGTCAACCCCTTTGTTAAGTGCTTGTTTTCATTGAAGAAATTTGGTATATCTCCTTGAAATCCTGAGCCATTATTCAATTTTTTACAAACTGATTCGTTTTCTTCTTTACTCTTTGTATACCAAACAATTGATTTAACTCTCTTGTCATATACACCAAATTTTGTACCAATCTTTCTAGTTGAATATCTGTTTTTGAAATCTATCATACCTTTAAACCACTAAAATCCTTTCTGCCCAATTTCTTTGTTGCCCATTTCATTTTATCTTCTTCATCGGCTCTTTCGCCAAATTCAGAATTATCAAAAGCTGGACTATCCATAACATCTTCTTGTGCTGATTGCTCAACATCATAAAGTCTCATTTTTGCTCTATCAACTCCTAGAACAAATCTTTTATAAGATGTTGGATCGTTATACCTGTTTTTCAATTGCTTTACAAGTATTTGGCCCAGTTCTTCTAATTCTTCAGTAGATATAATAGCAAACATAAAATCAGCAGTAGCTGGTAGTCCAAAGGATTCTGAAGTATCTTCTAATCCTATATCGGAACTGGTAAAACCACTCCTTGTTGTTTGTGTCGCACTCATAATAGGTACGTTTTTTTCTACCGATAAACCTCTAAGTTCTTCTGCTATCGATTTGATCAAAGTGTACGAATTTACATTTGATCCAGTTCTTATTCTACTAGACATACATATGTTCAAATAATCAACATATACAATATCTGGTATAAATTGTTTCTTTAATCTTAGTTCATTAAATAAATGTCTAAAGTGTCCAACGTGTGCAGATGCAGTTGGATATTCTTTAACAATCAATTTACCACTTGTCTTACCTTTAACTCTAGCTATTTTCTTATCATACATTTCTTTAGATAAGTTTCCTAAATCATCTAGTGTAACATTAAGTAAGTTCGCATCAATTCTTTCAGCTATCTTTTCTTCAGCCATCTCCATAGTGATATACAGAACATTCTTTCCGTCTATCAGATTAGCAGAAGCCATATGACACATTGCTAACGATTTGCCAACGCCAGTCCCAGCCAAGATAATGTTGAGTGACTTCTTCGGTAAACCACCTTTAGTAATTTTGTTAAGATAATCCAAGTCAAACGGAATACGTTCTTCAACCCTATGATAAAAATCCCACCGAGTATCACTATCGTCCAGAAAATCGTGGCCAACTGAAGGATCAAAAGAGACAGCAAGAGCATCGGAAAGGAGTTCTGGTATATTACCTTTATCTTGTTTCTCCTTGCCATCGATGATAGATATGGACTCCATGATTGCATTGTATATCGCTTTCTCTTGACAAAACTTTTCAGTTTTTTCTATTAACCATTCTTTATCTGTATTAACATCAGAATTTAATTCGGATATAATTCCAGAACATTTATTAAAATTCTCGTCAGATACTTTTGAATTATTATCTAATTCTATAAGTAAAGCTTCTTTAGTAGGAAGAGCATTATATTGTGACAAGTATTTATCTATTTCTTGGTATATAAATTTTTCTTGTGTATCTGCAAAGTATTCTGATTTTAAATATGGTAAACTACGTCTAGCATATCCTTCGTCATTAAGTAGATGCTTGAGTATTACTAGTTCTATCCTGCTTGTCTCGTTCAACGAAATATCCCTCTATTAATTCTGTTAGTATATCGCCTATTATAACTTTAAATTTGTCTGTAGTCAAGTCTAAACTGTTCAAATTTTCAACTGTTATAAAACTAAAATTTAATTTACCATTTGCCATATCTTCATCAGATATATTAATGACATCATATTGATATATCACACCTTCATATTCACCTTCAAGAATTTCGATACACCACATATCATCGTGGAAACTTTTCTCATTATCAACTGTGTGGTATTTAACTGTCATTATCTAGCTTTGCCTTGCCCTCTATATCTTTTAAAGGATCTTCTTTTATGTTTATTCATTTTAGTAAGAGAAAGAAATCCTCTACCAATAGATGTTTTGCATTTTCTTGGTTCGTGTACTGATACACTAAAGCCTCTACTTTTAGCCACTTTGTAATCCTCTCAATTGATTTTCTAATTCATGTTGCAACTCTTCTACTCTTTCTTCTAAAACACTAATAGCAGTACGCATGTGTCCTGTATCGTGTGGTTGTAATTTAGTTTTTAAAATTGCAATCTCTTCCATTAATACCATTATTCGTTCCACTTCAGAACTTCTTCCACGTTTAACCGACATTTATAGCCTCCTGAACTTTATCTTTAATTTCATCTTGTATCCATCTTGATGTTTTTATACCCATATGATCTTTATCTTCAACCATAAACCAAATTTCACAAGCTTTATCACCATACATATCTTTTTGTATCTTCTTGGCGTGTTTAGTTATGTATAGTGGCTCATATTTAGGTAATATTTTGTTTGCTATATCAACAGAAAAATAATCATAATATTCTCTCTGCATTGCTATAGTTAAAGTCCAAGCAATATCATTTCCAAATATAACACCACTTCTTGTGTTATTTAAACAGAAATTCTTACTTAAACTAAAAGCTACACAATCAATAGCATCATGATTTACATCTATAGTTTCGAAACTTGTACCATAATATGCACCATCAAAAAATATTTTACTATTAGTTCTTTCACATTGTTTTAATAAATCGTTCCAATTTTCTGGAATACAACCCCTCGTATTTGGTACACTAACAAGAATATAACTATTATCTTGTATTTTATCTATTTGATCCCACGTAATAGTTTCACTATTGTATGGATATAAAAACTCTAAGTAAAATTTATAGTCATCTCTGAAAGAATAGAATTTCTTAACATTTTTAGAACGATATGTAATTTGATTTAATATAGCATCATGGATACCATGTGTAATAGCCCACTTTTTAAATCTATATACACCTTCAAATCTATTTGTCCATTGTAACCAGTTATGCTTACATTCTTCTAAAACATCTCTACTTAATCTGTGATGATATGCTCTTATCATATCAAAACTAAGTAAATCATTTTCAATATTCCTAGGTATAAACATTACGATCTATTATTACTATCAGCCATCATTTTTTTAATAGTCCATTTATCTTCAGGTTCTAATCTATCACCACATTCACATATTTGATCTTCATCTAACTCAATTATAAACTTACCATATGGACATTTATGTTTCCACATAATAACATTTTTATCTGTAATGTATGCAGTTTTATTCGGATCCGACGGATAATCCGTCTTCGTTTCCTTCTGATTCGCCATATTCGAACTCCTTTTTAGCCGCAACTTCTAATCTTCCCATAATATCTGCCGTGAAATATTTTTCGGGATCTTCATTTATATTTTTACCGAAAAGTTTGGTACCATCAGGCATTTCATATCGTGTTGAAACTTTCTTAATGATATCATACTTCTCAGCTAAATCTAATAAGCCATAATATCTATCTAACCCAGTTTTGTAAGATAGTTTAACTTCAACTTTCTTATTCTCTTGAGTAAATCTAGATTTAGCCATCTGTACTTTAATAATATTACCAATAACATCAGTACCATCTTTATCTTTTTTCTTAGATAACATTGCTATAGATGAACTTGCATATTTAAGTCCAGCTCCTCCACTCATCTCCTTCATAGGGATATAAGAACCTACAACGTCATATACGTGATTAGTAACTAACAATGGTACTTTTGCTTTTGCTAGTTTTAAAGATAATACTCTGAAAGTACCACGTAATAATTGTGCTTTAGTCATATCTCTTGCTGGTTTACCAGACTCAACATCTTCTAATTCTTTAGCAGAAGATAATTGTCCTAGTGAGTCTAGTACCATCATCATTGGTGGAGCATCTTTGTGTTCCATATAGTTAGTCAACATCTTTACTGCACTTGTGCGAAAGTCTTCGATTGACTCTGGCTCTGCTATTGATACTCTTGCTACATCAATACCTCTAGATGCCATCATATCTTTAGTTACGGCAGCCTCAGTATCGAAATAGATAACACCACCAGTTTCGTTATCATCTAAGAATTGTTTGATAACGCCGAGAACGAAAAAGGTTTTCCCTGTTGCCGATTCCCCGGCAAAGGCTGTGATTTTATTATTTGGTACACCACCATATAAACTACCACTTAATACTGCATTCATAATATACGAACCAGTATCTATTGTTCCTGTAAATTCAGATGAGTTTCCACCATCTGCTAATATATTTGTATTCTCAATTCCACTTATTACATTTTTTAAAAAATCAGCCATTATATACCTTATCTAGTTTATCCGAAAATTCTTCTATCTTTGACATTCTTACTTTACCAGGCCAATAGATATAATCCTTCTCTGGATTCTTCGCTAAATTATTCAGCAAAGGTTTCATCATATTATATAGAGTATCGCATTTTTTTTGCGTTTTGTCAAGTCCTGATTTATTAAGAACCGCTTCATCTTGTGCCATTTGTACGACTTCTAACTCGTCTTCTGTAACGGCAGTAAAGCCAAAATCGAAATCTAAATCACTCATGAAAAAAAGTCCTCCAATGTTGCTCGTTTTTCTACACTCCAACCAATCTTCTCTAGTATAAGTTGAAGAGGTTCTGAAAACGATTTGTTAAATTGTGTTTCATAATCTATATACTTCTCAACACCAAACTCTGTTGGTAAAACATTAAGAATAGATAAAACATTTTGCTTCATACTATTTGGTTCTTTCATATAACAAAACTTTATCTTCTCACCATCTTTTACAGTTTGGTATTTTTTCTCAAGTTTGTGTTCTCTAATCAAATGATTGTATACTAAAGCACCACGTACATGAATAGGTGTACTTTTTACTAACTCAAGTTTATCTCTTTCACCACTATCGTATTTATTTAACTCTGATACACTTCTAGGAAATGCTACATCTTCAAAAGATAAGTTAAAAAAATCTTTCTTAAAATCAGCTATAAATTTCTGAACAACTTCTTGATCACCACTCATAATAAGTTTAAAACATTTCTTCATAGCATCTCTACAAGCTTGAGGGGTACTAGATTTAATGGCTTCAATGCCCATCATTTTTAATTTGGGTTCATCATAACGAACACCTTCATTATCATAGACATTAAGCATATATCTTTTCTTAGCAGTCCAAATACCAATATCAGCTATAGCTTCTCTCTTCATATACATTTTTTGATCATATGCATTCATAAGATCGGCAAGTTGTTGATAAGCTTTATCAATAAACGGTTCAATTCTTTGTTGTGCTACTTGATCTAAAAAATCTATGGGATTTTTAGGTTTAAATTTTTCTATAAGTTTATCTAATACAATATATAAAGAATCTGTATCTGATGCCAGAACATAATCTACTTTATCAGTATCTAATAACTTATTTAAATATTCGTTGATACGGGCTTCTATCCATTTGATAGAGAGTTGTCCAGATTTAGTGATAGCTAAAGCTTGTCTAATATCATAGAATCTAAACCATTGATTACCCAATGCACCATATGCCGAGTTTAGCTGAACTTTCTTCGCTAACTGCATATTTGAAAACTTAGCGATATCTTTTTCTAGTTGTGCTTTACGTCTTAGTAATTCACTTTTCGTCATTCATAATCTTTTCTAATATGTTATAAGTTTGTACATAATTATTAACATGATACAACTTATCCACTTCCATGTCAAGTCTTTCCGCAATAGGAAAATCATTACCACCTGCATCACATCTATCTCCGAAAAATACTATACGACTATATCCGTAATTGTTTTTTAGATAGTCATAGATTTGTGATTTATCTTTTCCTTTTTCCACGATATCTATTCCAGTCTCACCTGCTACCCTGAAGTCATATTGAGGGTACATTAAGTCTAGTATATCAGCAAACTCTTGTCTTTCACTTGAAAATTTATCATACTTAATATACTCATCTCTTTCTTCTCTGTTAGCATTTCTACCCACAGTTGAAAAGTTTATAAGTCCTTGTCTCTCGTCAATATGATTACCAGTTTTAATTGGTGTCTTTGTAGTGTTGAGAAAACCTTTTAGTGTGTCTTTTAAATCATCTGAAAATACTATATCATTATAGTAAACTCTTTTTACATTTTCATCTTCATCAATTATCAGATGATCATTACCACCAGATGCAAATATACCTTCACATTGTTTCACTACTTTAAATGTAAGTTGATCTTTCATCTTTAAATAATCTGAACCTGAACAAATCCAAACATCACGTTCTTCCATAAATCTTAATAGAATATTTCTTTGAAAGTTTAGAATAACTTGTGACGATTCTGTTAATGTACCATCAGTATCAAATAAGTATGCAGTTTGTCTATTCATGGAGTAACCTCTTAACTTCTTCCAATTCTTTTTGGGCTTCAATCATTTTCTTTTTATAGATAACTCTATCTTCATACATAGATTCCATCATCTCTGTCAGAAAGCCTTTCTTATCTTTTCTAAAGTATTGTCCATTAGCGGCTAACACTTTATCTTTCTGAGTAGTTATATTTAGGTTTACAATATCTTCTATATCTACATCTTGAGTGTTACCACTCATTAATGTATCTGGTGATATATTATATTGCATAATAAGATGTGGGTACAATGAGTTTAAGTCAAAAGACATAACCCACTTATGTAAACCAACTTGTGGATCTTTTACATAAGCACCCTCATAAGTAGAATCTTTTCTAGTTCTTTTGTTTTGTGGTATGACAATGTTTTTATCCATTAGATAATTATGTATAAGGACATCCCACATACGAACTTGAGTATATACATCTTCATAGTTCACTTTGGCATCATAAGCCAATGCCATAGCCATCTCTATCAGTTTCATCTTAGCATCTATCTTTTCTACTAGTTCAACGTCTTTGATATTATACTCAATGAATTTTTGATAGTCTAATTTATATAATTGATGTAAGCTTGAAAACTCTGAATAGTCCAGCTTCTTCTCATCAACAGTAACACTTGCTATATGATCTAATCTATAACTTTCTTGATTTGCATACGTAAACTTCTTAAACAATTCTAGATAATCTAATTGTGCTATACCCTTAATCTCAAATGCTTGTAATGTTCTCTGCATTTGATTTATTTTTCTTTCTTGTATAAAACCCCATGGCGAAAGTTCATTCGCTTTATATTCACCAAATATTTTTGTGATACGATTTACAAGATAGGGTATATCAAAAAATCTGGTATTCCAACCAGTTATGATATCTGGATCAAGTTTCTTCCAAGTTTTAAGAAATATATCGATAAGTTTATGTTCAGTTTTACAATTGATATAATGAACATCTTTTCTATCATTTTCAAAATCATCAATACCCATAACATAACATATACCATTTTGCTTTATAGTTATTGCAGTTATTGGTTGATTAGCATCTTCTGGTTCTGGAAAGCCATCTTCTGAACCAACTTCGATATCGATATTAGCTACACGTATATGATCCATATCATAATCATTATCAAACTTATCATTGATAAATGTATATGCATGAAGAGTTGAGCCGTAAAAATTAAATCCATCTACATCTTCAAACTTGCTTACATATTCTTTACAAGCTTTAATGCTTTCAAACTGTTTAGGTTTAACAGTATGTCCATCTATTGTTTTGAATTTTGTTGGCCCTCTAG